CATAAATCCCCTTTTTTTTTTTAGATTTCGCTGGGATAAAATAACCTAAAACCATCAACAGATTCAAATTCTGCCCAATCGTATGAAAAAGTTAAAGACACTTCTGAAAAACCATCTTGCCCATAATCAAGTTGTCCAAACTTCGCATCTTTTATCCAAGCATTGTTCAGCACCCACTTTTCAACAACCCTTTCTTTTGTATCTATCTGTTCTATTATCACATTACCTAAAGAACCAACAGCACGTCTTTTAGAAATTGTTGTTAAAGAATTAGGAGAACCCGGAATTATATATCCACTACCTTCTAAAATTTGACCCACCGCAAAAGCAACATCCGGTTCTGTTGGGTCGTTGAGCGTCATGGCAACATCACTCCAAGTTACTCTTCCAGGGAATTTAAAATCATAATTTAAATATGAAATTTTTTCTTCACCAAGCGAAAAGCCGGGTTTATCGCATGTTTTTGCATAAAATAAGACTCCATCGCCAAATAATTCATTAGGGATTGTTATTCCAAATTTAAATTGTCGTTTCGGCTCTAACCTTGTGGCATCAGTCCAAAAAGCCATTGTCTTCTTTCCTCTTATTAATCTTCAAAGGATGCACCGGATGGCTCAAGAACAAAATCAATTGCAATATATTCAATTGCTCTTGCTGGCTTGAGATAAATCTGTGCATACATAATATTTCTATCTACCAAATCTTCTGTAGTTGTTTCTTCATTCAAAACTAAGCGATAATCAGAAAGCCCAAAACGAGCCTTGATACTTCTTAATTTAGGTTCGACTTTAGATATAAATCTTGCCCAAGTTGTCTTCACATTATTCGCAAAAAGAATGTCTTTCGCTTCGTTTGAAACTATCTTTTTAAGAACAATCATCAAACGACGAACATTGATTCTGTCAAGTGCTGAAGGAGTCACTTGTAGCGTTTTGTTGCCCATAATTACTATTTCATTTCGATTGAATTTTGCAATCGGGTTAATATTCGCCTCATATAATTTGTCGCGTTGTTCTTGATTTAACTTTTCTTTTACATTTATAACACTCAAGCCAGAAACACCATTCGACAACCCACCACGATTCCAGCCAGCCGAGGCAAACCAAGGCTCAGAAACTCTCTCCGCATAGGCAAGACTTCCAAGAGCAACTATCGAAGGTGGAACGTCAATTGTAGTATCGCTAAACTCATCTCTAATTTTTACCCAAGGGTAGAAACAAGCACCATAACTAGAATTAATTCCACGATCTCTAAGATTAGAAATCGTTGTATCAACATCTCCTCTCCGTGTAGCCTCATCTGAAGTGTTTTCAGTGTTTGGAGTGTAATCCCCCTCCAAATCTATTAACGCTAAGGCATCACCTCTCTCTTCGCAAACATCAATCAATTTTCGGGTCAGAGTTGTATTTTTTACTCCAGGGATTACTGCTTCTTTAAATTCAATCGTTTCAACATCAGAAATTGAATCAATCGCCCTCTGAATGCTATGGAAAGCATAATTGGTTGTTTCTGTTCCATTTTTCAAAATAGAATTTCTAAATGGTTCTTTTTCTGTCACGTCTACCCCTTCAAAGCCACCATACAACGGCATAGTAAACTTGTTAAACCCAGCAGTCAAAATTGACTCATAAGAAGGAGTCGTTTGTGTGGTAAGTGGACTATAAGCCCCAGTTACATTTATTGCCAAACCAATGACGCGAGAACCACTTTCGTAAAACGCATCAGCGTACCACTGAGATGTTGGTGCGCCAGGGGTTGCAGCAGGAACAGAAGCCGATGCTTGCCGAACATCATCCAGCGAAAAATAGTATGAGATTTCTACAGACCTTTCATCATCTTCAAAATTTTCAGGCAAAGCAGAAACTATGTCAACATGATTTTCAGCAACTATTCTTTTACTTCCATTTCTGTACGGGTCTATTCCAAAATAAGCATCGAATGGGCTTGTTGTGTTTACATCAGATGAACTTACAACCAACGGATGTGTTGGGAATGCAAAAGAAGCCGAAAACGTATCAACATCGTATATGTTTTGTGTTGCGCCGGATTCTCCTAAAGTAATCTTTTCTACTCCATCTAAGACATCATTCGGTTGTGAACCAGAAGGAGCATGTGGCATCGAGCCACTACCTCTAACAAATGCAGCATTTTGTTCCAATGTTCCATTTTTTATATCTTCTGCTGTTAGGATAGACGTTCTAGTCATTGTTGCTGTTTTAAATCGTGGAGTCCCATAGAATCCGAAAGGTAACAACCTTGGGTCTGTCAAACTATTATCAACTTCATTTGCAACTTCTACATAGACAAACTTTGAACGATTTTCATAATCGCCATATTCAATCCATTGTCGTTTCCCATAATCCCAAGATCGATATGTGTTCCCAATTTTTTTTGCAATATAGTCTTCAGAGGCAGGGTTTAAATTACACGATGTAAACCTTTCAACAACTTGCTTTGATTTGTCGTTATCGTCTATTTTTCGTATTTCGACATCAAAAGAGCCATATTGATTTGATAAATTCTTAGAAGACTTAATGTTAGAAATAGAAATTTTTAAATTTTTCTGTTCCCACTCACTAGCAGTGTGTGTTTTGAGTCTGAACAATTTCGTCATGTTTTGAGGTTGATACGCTGTATTGTTGCTTGTCATGTCTTGAGAAAAAACCCATCCGGTCTTGGCTCTCTTCCCAGCAAATCTAAAATCACCACCATGTGTACTTCCAGACGCAAGAGGAACTATGACACCAAAAGTTGTTTTTGCAGTCGAACCAGAAACCAAATTTCTAGTAGCAAAATCCTCATAAGTTTGACCTAGCCAATATCGCCTATAGTTTTGACTTGTAGAATCAATAATTTCACTATTTGTTAATATTGGATTTGTATTGAAAACTTTTCGGATGTATTTTTCAGAATCTGGATTGAAGTTAAAAGAAGCAGTAATTGCATTACCACTACCTTCTTTGATGATTGCTTTAAATGTATTATCACCTTCAACATTATAAACAAATTGACCAGCACCAGATAATTCAGAACCATTTATACTCATTCCGTAGTTTGTATCTCCATCGAGTCGAACAGAAGAGCCTGAGTTCATGTAAAAGACTGCTGCCAAAGAGCCTGTTATATTACCAAAATCCGAAACTAAATTGCCGGAGTCAATCAAAAATAAACCATATGCCCCTGCATTCTTTGAAACAACAGGGTCTGGAGTAAAAAATCCATCTTGAGGCCAACCTGCTGCACCTGCGGTAGTTGCTTCACTATGTTGGTCTCCAGCAAGACGAATAAACGTCACAGGACCACGATTCTTCAAATAAGCGTAAGCAGCATACGCACCGTAAGTAGGACTTGTGTAGTTGCCATCTCGCCAAACATCATTATTTGAAGTTCCACCTCCTGGGATTGGCTTTCCAAACGTTTGCAAAAACTCGTTCCTGTCTTTAATTTGTACGGGAACGAAAGATGGTCCTCGTTCGGCTCGACCAATAATAACAGGGCCGATTTCTTCTGTCCTTCTGGGTCTTTTTGTGTTGTCTACTTCTCTTGTTTGAATAGAAGGAGAAACAAATTTGTATTTTTGAATTTGAGTCGGCATTTTTATCATAAACTCCTTAGAATATTTTTTGGATAAATAGTTACTTTGTTAGTCTTCACCCAAGATTGTCCTTTCTTTTCCTATAAAAAACTTAACAGCATTTTCTCTTTTGGTAAAAAAAGGATATTTTTCGTTTTTGTTGCCACCTATTAAATAGCCCATACAACGAATAGAAAACTTAGATTCATATTTTCTCTCATCTTCATTGAGGGTAGACACATTGTTGTCTTGGTTAAAACTAGAGTCGAAAAAGCATTCATATTTGTGATTTTCATGTTCAATCATAAAGGTTGTAATATGTCCAGTATAAGTTAAAAATGGTTGCATTATTTCGTTTATTTGCTGCTGATATTCAGTCTTGATGTGTATTTCATATGTAATCTTCATATATGTTGGTTGTGGCATGTGATATGTTGTATAAACTGTTGGATGTTTCTTTTTTGTTTTAAAATTGATTTGTCCAGTACCTACCCTATTTTTAGTTGTTCTAAACGATTGTGCGTTTGCAAAATTAGATGTCTTTCTTTGGTTTATAACCCTAAATGCAGGAAAAGTCCCACCTTTATAATCTCCAGTGTTTGGGTGATGAGCGGTAACTGCTCCTCTAAATGCTGGGTCTTTCTCGAAATCTTTCCTTTCTAAAGTTATTCTTGGAAGTATAAGAGTCCCTTCGATGTCTCTAACATCATCTTTTTCTTTAAGTTGTGCGGAACGTTCACCAGTAACCCAAACAACTGGAACTTTTTCGAAACCTTTATTGGTGTTACAAAAAACATTCATAGTTTCATCGAGCCACCGAAACATTGCAAAATCAATTGTTTCGATATTTGAAGGTTGAAAGAAAATAGGTTTCGCAGGCTTATCGCTCATGGGTATAATCCATAAATTGTATACGTTTTTCGTTTGTCATCTTTGATAAACTCTCCATTTGACGTTAATGCTCTAGGTAATATTTTTTTGGCTCTCGTCATCCAAAGATTAAAAATTATATCAGAATGCATTTTAATAAGTTCTTCTTTTTTTTTGTTACGACTTTTAAATTGTGAACCAATGTATTCTTTTATAGTTTCAATATTCTCTTCCGCACTTTTTTCAAATTTTTGTTTAAAAAATTTTGCTTGCTTGTATGTTGCTCTGACGTATGCATCTACTTCATGTTTAGTTAGAAAATAAATTAATGATTCTATTATTTCTTCTTTTTCACTTTTAGAATCAAAATCAACCTCTTTGAATTTTCTATGCAAAATAGCAGATAATCTTCTTAAGTGATTTTCTTTTTTTGAATCAATATATTTAAAGTTCATTTTGTCCCTATTTTTTTGATAATAATGATTGATTTCATGAACTAAATTTAACTTTAAATCAGAAACGATTTTTGACATATTTTTTGCTTCTATTTTTGATTTTGGGACATTCAAAATCAATTCAATTTCGTCAGTTAACCTGTTAAAACTTCCTGTTACACCTAATATTCCTTGTTCGTATTCTATTTTCAACACAATAATTGTTTCACCACCTAATATTTTTTGCATTTCTTGTCTCAATTTGTCCTCGTCTATATAATCAGAAGGATAGGTGATTTTCTTTAATTTTTCTTTTTCTGATTTATAACTTTTAATTGTGTTTGTAAAATAACGAGTAACTTTCGTGGATAATCCTTCGCCTCTAGATTCTTTTAATATTTTTTTTATTTCTATTTTCAGTAAATTTTTAAGCACTGAGTAATTCCTTCTGATAACTTGTGATTAAAAAATATTCCAACTCTTCATTTAATTTCTCTGGCTTGTCTAACACTATCTTGTCTTTCTTTTTATCTGAACCAACCAATCTATTTTTAATCGAAGAATACATTCTTTTAAACATTTTCCAGATATTAAAAGGCACATTGCCAATCGCCACAAGTATATCTTTCCAATCAAACAAGCCTTGTACAATATCTGTGTATTCTTGTCTTCTAGTTGTTAATGCTCTGATTAATTTTATTAACAAAGATGCCACAAAACAAGTAATTGCTGCACTAATCAGCATTGTGTAACCTGGAGATATGCTCCACATAATTTGAAAAATAACTTTTAAACCACCCCACAAACCTTTTCCAGCCAACCCTCCTACCGATTTTAATCCTGCGAAAAATGTTGGAAATATTTTTTGAACGCCCCACCAAATCCAATCTCCTAACTTCTTAGCGATAGCAATTATAGGCTTTAATAAATATTTATATACGCTTGTGTTTGTAATTTTATAAACTAATGTCCCAACAACACCAACGGCAGACCAAAACCATGTAAAATTAAACGCTCTTCTTAACTTCAATAACCATTCGTCTAAAGTAAAATCAGGTTGCTCTTCAGTTGCTTTTTTTAGTGCTTCCATAGCAATATCGTTGTTGGCTTTTAATAATTTAGTTAGTATTTGTTGTACACAACCTTCATCAATGTTTCCATTTTCATCTTTGCAATTATTTTTTATTTCATCTACAATGTTTTTTATTTCAGGCAAAGTTTCTTCTCTTTCTATTCTAAGTAATTCATTTTGCAAATTATCAGAAAAGCCCCTAATTGCTTGCTTTACTTCTCCTTCCCCACTCTTTGCTTCTTTGATTATTTGTTTTCGCAGGCTTGATTTGCAATAAGCATAGTCTGCAACGAGAGTTAGTTGCATTTCTTTTAATATTTCTTGTTTTATTTCTTCTTTGAGTCTTACCATTTTTTGCAACTCCAATATCTTGCCTTTGTTTTTGGACCTGGATTGTCACACTTGTGTCTTGCCCTAAATGATTTTCTGCGCTTAGGATTAGATTTTTTAATTTTCATATTTGGGTCGCCAAATCTAACTGTTTTTATTTTGTCTCCATCTTTTACGCAGACCTTAAACTTTTTATTTTCTCCAGAAGTTCTCACAGGTTTATTTAGTTTGTCACCTTTTTTGCAGGGCTTGCTTTTTTCATCTAATTTTTTCTTGTTTTTTTTCATGCTTTTTTTGAGTCCACCCCATTCATCTTCAAACTCACCACTTTTCCATTGTTCGTATTCATATTCTATAATAAGTTGATAGGCTTTTATTAAAAAGTCACCTTCTTTTGTTTTCCAATGGTCTTTCTTTAATTCTTTTATGTATAAACTGTGAATCTGTCTAGGTGTTTTACCTTCTCCTGTTGCGAAAGGGGCTAAGACTAATTTAGCAATTCTTCCAATCTTTGTTTTGGACGCCAAAAAAAGAGTAAAAGCATCAAGAATGTTGCCAATAGTTCCTAAAAACTTTTCAGCGTAAGACATTAATTTAGATATTGTATTGCTCATGCCGTGTACATAGTCAGCAGGCCACCCTAATTTTTGAGCAATTCTTAGTACTTTCAAAGGTTTTGTCCCGTCTTGTCCAAGCCAATCAATGTTAACTTGATGACCATCTGTTTCCTTTAAGAATCTCTTGAAATCAGAATATTTTTCATTAAAATCTATAGGCTTGTCGCGGAATGTATTCCAGCCATACTTTCCAGTATATTGACCAAGCCATTTTAATTCTCCCAATATTTCTTTTTCTTCTTGGATAATTCTTTGTTCTCGAATTTCCAACAATATTTGCCTTTTCAGTTCTTTTTTGATATTCATTTTCTATATTTCTCTCTTGTTGTTGTATATTTCTGTATCGGTTCAAGCAAAAAATTCTTTAATATTCATTTATATAAATCTCTTTCTGTAAGTATTTTCGACCAACCAAAACTTGATGTAGATATATATCTTATTGGATTTTCAATTAGTTCTATTGTCTCTAAATATCTCGGAACAAAGAAGACTGCCTGTTCTTTCTCTGCTAGATGAATTATTCCTTCTCCGTGGTCATGGAAAGCAAAGAAGCCAAGTTCTGTAAGTATTTTCGACCAATTAAAACTTGATGTAGATAGTCCACGACTAAGGCTCCATAAGTCCATTATTTTAGTGTCTTCTGGATTTGCGCCCACCTTATCTATAAAATATTCTCTGCCACTTTGAATAATACCTCTAATGTTCTTTTTTTGGTTGCCAAGAAGTTTTGCAAAATGTTGCGCTTTTTCTATCTCCTTTTTTGTTGAAGACAAAACAATCCCAAATTCAGTTGTCATAAGTGGCCTTAAGATGGCAATTTCTTGAGTATATTTAGCAAAGGAGATAATTTGATTAATTTTGTCCCAAAAATATGTCATAACATCTTCAAAGAGAAGATAAAAATTTGAGATAAATTGATAAAATTCAAATATTTCTTTTTCTGATATTATTTTGGTTTCTAAAAATTCACTCACAAAGTCATAAAATTTATAATACTCTTTTATAAAATCTAATAAATCTGAATATACAATATCACTGTGGGGTGTGCCAAATTCTGAATACGAATCTTTAAATTGTTCTTTATTTTCAATAAATAATTTTTTTAGACTTCTTTCAACATTATTGGGGTGAGCAAAAACGCTACTCATATCTATTCCATTTTCTACAATATAATGATTAATATATGACATAAAATCATCGGTTCTGAAATCAACTTCTTTTTGCCTACCAAACATACTTTTTAACCTAGCAAGTGTTTCATCTTTAACTTCATCTTTGCCTATATGAAAAATCAAATTTTGAAAATTGTCTTCTGGTTTGAAAATAAGCATATATTTAGCATGTCCTCGAAATGGCAATCTTCCTCTTTTAATTTGACTGAAAATTTCTTGACTCAAGGGGTAAGAATAAACACCCAGTGGAGTATTGTACCTACTGGATGGGTTGAACATCATATCTGCGGAACCTTCTATATCTGTCATGTGAATATAATACCAAGGATTGCCCGGTCTTTTTACATAGCCACTCAACTTATCTAATAAATTTTCTTTTGGATTAAAATGCCTTTTTCTTGCTAATTGTCTATTTCTTTTTTCGCCCTCTCTCCAACCCTTATCTCGGTTGTCTACATTATTAATTTGATATACAACTTTATCAATATCTTTATATTTTAATTTCAAATTACCTTTGTATGCGCCATCAACAAATGAAAGCCTATTTATTACTTCAAAATCTCTTATTATTTTTCTGATAATCTTGCCAATTCTTCTTTCAAGCAGTAAAGAAACTTCTTCTTGGTCAATCTCGCCTTCTTTTTCTTTTACTTCTTTATTATATCTATACAACAGAAACTTTGTACCTAGAGGGTATTTTTTGATAGCAATCTTTAAAAAAGCCAATATTGTATTATTATTATATTGTATTTCATCATCACCCACCCCAACATCACCCGAAAACCAATCAACTGTTTCGTCATAAAATGCCTTAGACAGTTCTTTATAATCAGCAAAATCGAATTTTAATGAATATTCTTCGTGAGTTGCAAGCATATCTGGAATTTCTTGCCTCATAACAGTTGCCATTCGATAAATCATTTCATCTTTGTCTAAATTTTCTTTTTCTTCTTGGATAATTTTTTGTTCTCGAATTTCCAACAATATTTGCCTTTTCAACTCTTTTTTGATATTCATTATTTACATTTCTTCCTTGTTGTTGTATATTTCTGTATCGGCTCAAGCAAAAAACTCTTTAATAAGACATTTGCTTGGACAACCCACTGGCAGTTTTGACCATCATAATCCTTGCTGGGTTATTTATAATATCGATTGTTTCTATAATATCTCTCAGTGTAAGACCCATTTTGTTGGGGTGAAAAATAACTGCTTGTTCTGGCTCATTTGGGTGTATGAGTCCTTCGCCATGATCGTGAAAACCAATAATCCCTAACTTTACAAACATTTGCGCCCACTGAAAAATGATATTGTCACCCTTTAGTTCGGCCAAATGACGGGTAACATTCCATAGTTCTGCAAAATCAGAATCAACATCTTCAGAATCGTATCTTTCGAGAGATATTTTTTTGTATTCATACAGAGGGTTTGTAAATTTATCTATAGAGCCAAGAATTCTTTTCAAAACTCTAGGCAAAGTAAATGAAAAAATTTTGGAGTAAATTTTCGCTTTAGTTGTTCGTATTTTCGCAAAATTAAAAAAATCATAACTTTTTATCATTTGTTCCCAATATTTTAAAGGTTCTTTTATGCTAACATAAGCATTATGAAATTCATCAACATAATTGTAAATTTCAGGCAGATTTACTACGTTTATTTTTTCTTCATAGCGATATTTTTCCACAATATTAAAAAAAATTTCATATGAATTATAAAAATTGGATAATTTACTGTGAAAATTTGCAAGAGGAATTTCATATGATTCGTTAAATTGTTTTTTTAATGCAATTATAATTTTTAATTTTTCTTTTTGTGTTAAATCTTTAGTAAAAAATTTTTCTTTTTGTCGATTGTAGTATTTTTCTATACTTGATTTTAAAAAATCATGAAAAACATCAAACTCTCTTTTCAACTCTTCGGGTTCATAAAGTCCATAGTTTTCCATATTATTATCAAAAATTATTTTTGATTCAACCGCTTCTATACGATGTTCTTCGAGAAAAATTCTTTTCAATTCTGTTAAAATTTCTTTTCGAACTCTATCCTTTCCAATATGAAAAATAAAATTTTGAAAGCCATCTCTCAGTTTAAAAATAACTAATTTCTTCGTTTTCGCACGAAATGGTAGTTGGTAATGTTTTAATTGTTCAAAAATTTCAGGGCTTAAAGGGTAAGCATATATCCCCAAAGGAGTAGTAGCATGAGGACTAGAAGGGTAATACATCATATCTGCTGGCGCATCTATATCTGTCATGTGCATATAATACCAAGGTTTACCTGGAGTTTTTACATATCCTTTTATTCTTTGTAGTAAATTTTCTCTTTTTCCTTCATTCAGATAATTTATAATTTCTTTTTCAATAATTTTCTTTATTTTATTTTCCATCGAACAATCCCTGTCTTGCTTTGAGGCATGTGGCAGATATTTCAAATTTGTGTGCCACTTGACCAAATAATTCTCTTGGTTCGTTTAATTTTACTATCTCATAATAATAAGATCCATAAAGGACGAAATCGCCTTCCCTAACGAACAAATCTTGGTCTTCCGTTAGTCTCCTCTTGTGGAAGTTAATTGTGACCTTAGAACGCTTGTCTAAGCCATATTTTTCCGTTTGAGTTTCTTGACCTTCCCATTTGACCATCGCATAGACACGAATTGGAGGAAGAAAGTTTTTTTCTATGGCTTCTTTGTATAAAGGGTGAAAGTTTGTGGTTGTATAATCTATTGGATAATATAAGACTTGTTGACCTATAACCCTTTCAACTAATTCATCATTTACTTGTTTGACCAAATCTCTTTCTTTTTCACCAAAAAACATTGGTGGGGGAGGTGCTGGCTCTCTATTAAACTTATTTGACATCTTTATTTAAGTTCGGACAAACTTGTTCCATCGGAAGTGTTTGCATTGTCTAAAGCACTAGTGAATTTATTAACAAAATCATCACCTAACCTTCTTATAGAACTAAGAACAGTTTGTATCGCATTAGAAGCACTTGCTCTGCCATTTTCTTCATAATTTTGCTTAATTAATACAATTAAATCTTGTATTGCTTCGCTTTCTTCTTTTTTTTGCGTGATGATTGAATCTATATCTTTTCTCATGTCATTAGGATTATTTGAATATTCTTTCACAAGGCCAAAATTAGCCATCGGAAGATCTGGCTTTTTTGGTTTTTTCGATAATCCTATATTACTCTTTAATTGTTTAATTTCATCATTATGAGCTTTAAAATATCGAACAAATAGTTTTATATAATCTGTGATTTTAGATTCAAATTCCTCGAAATCTTCTTTTTGTTTTTTTAAATTTTTTGTGATGTTTCCAATTTGCTGCCACAAAAAAACACTTTGTTTTGGACCTTTAACATCATCGAAATCGTCCATTGTCATTTCAGAAGGGTCTTTTAATATTGGTTTTCCGGTTTGAGGGTCGTATTTGGTTGATTCTGTTAATTTAATTTTAATTTTCATTGTATTTATCCCATATAAATAAACATTGGCATTTTATTTAAGGTGCGATTAACGTTGTCAGTTTCATTCGCTCTAGTTTCTGAAATCTTTGCATAAGTTAATTCATCCAATGTTTTGTTTAATTCTTCCTTCAATTCCCTTCTTTCATCTTTACATTGCGACATCAAATCTGAATGATTCAACGTAACAGATTCACCAGGAATAGGTATTGTTTGAAATTTTCCTCTGTTTTGCGCTAAAATGCATTTGCAAGTTGCCAAAGCATATCTCCGTATCCAGTGCTTTCCGATTGCATTGATATTTTTATAAGGAATATTTGAAAACGGAACTGTATTTACATTGTTTACTCCATCAACTCCTGATTCGTAACCATCTTCATCTAATATCGGATTCGAATCTACTGAAAATTCAACCCAAATAGCATTCAAATATTCGCGAGGAGGAGGATAAATCCTTAGTTTGTTGTTTCTGAGCATATAAGAGTAATGCGATGTTCTGACTCTTAAAGCATCTTCATATGCTGCTGCTTGCGCTTTGTTTTGCCATACTGGTACAATTTGATAAGAATGGTCGTCTGCATATTGACCGTATGTTGACAAGTTGCCAATAGAAACCAAACTTCCATAAAAACCATAAAACCTCCAAGTCGCTTGAGGAGACTTATAAAACACTCGTCGAATGCGGATTTTTCTATTATTTATTTTGTCGCTAAAAAGTTGTCCTCCAGCAACATCCTGAGCCTCTATAATCTCCTGCAAATCATAGTCCTGTTTGCTTGCTGTTAGCGCGATAGAAGCCGAATAAATTGTTTCGAAGCCTCCAACCCCAACTGCTGTCCCAACTGCGTCAGAAAGCCTCCTAGAGTAAGAAAATTGAAACTTTGGAAATTTTAAAGCAACATTCCCGCCACTCAAACTGGATGACAGTGGGGAAGATAAATGTTCGCCTTCGTGGTCAAAAGTACCAGTGGGTTGTCCAAGCAAATTTGGTAAAGAATTTTTTGCTTGATGTAAATTTATGACTGTAGAGTATTCCAAACATGCATCTTCGTATGCTGCATAAACATCTTGTTCTGTTAATTCAATGTCTAAAACAGCACCACCAAGCATTCGATAAGTATAAGAAACCTGCGATACAGCACCAGTTACCCACTCATTTCTTTCGGAATCAGGTAAGTTTGCATTTACATATAAACCGTAGGGTAAATAAGATTCAACTACGTTAGAATGAGTACCAGTAACTGGCAAAACGATTCTAGACGTTGTTGGTATAGGAGAAAAATCAGGGACTGCCATTTTTTGTTTTTACCTTTATAACAAGATGTTGTTTTTCAATAAATATAATAAAAAAACTTCTATATTTTTTTCCTAAATTTATTTAAGTCTGCTTCTGTTGCTCTTGGAATACGAGTATTAAATTTTTTTTCTAAATTTTCAATATCTTCATCACTAACAGGAATTAATTTATGTCTACACTTATAACCCCCAGCCCAATCAATAACTGAATTTCCGTTCTTGTTGACAATTCTTGATAATTGTCTGGCAGTCACGATTTTGTTAACCAATGCAGCACACAAAGCCCTGTTTCTTGAATCTTGTGGACCGGCATAAAAAAATTTTTGGTCTGCCAACCACTTTCTCTCAGACAAAATATTTTTAACTATATTGAAAACTTGTTCTTCTAAATTTGTTTTGTTGTTATCTTTCATTTGTTTAAATCTTTTAATGCTGCTTCGCCAAACTTTCGTGCCATAGATACTACAACTCCATTGCCAATCGCTCTTATTAACGCATCTCGCCACTTACAAGCGGTTAATACGCCAACTTTTTTTGGTCTTTTGCCTTTTTCTTTGACTTGTTTTATATTTGTAATTTCATTCCTATCCCATCCGATTTTTGTTTCTATTGCCAACAATGCTCTGCTTTTTTCTTTTCCGCGAAATTGATTGGCTTCGTCAATATCAAGAAAAATATCTTTCCAGGCTTGAGGTATTTCTTCCATACCCATTTTGTCAGCAAACTCCCAATAATAGCCTTTTCTACCAAAATGTTTATAAAACCACCTGTTTGCTCTCCTGTCGCAAGCAGCGTACCATTTAGATTCAGTTGCAGTAATAGCAGGACAAACGGAATCACCCAATTCGTAATATCTTGTATCATACTCTCTATATGTTTCTGGCTCTGGGAATGTTCCGCCTACAATTCTTTGCCTTTTTTGCTTGGGTTCTTCTGCAAATTGTGCTGCATTATACTTTGTTCCCCAATCATCTTCTCCAGGCTCTCTTGTAATTACATTTTCAACCCATAACACTTTTATGTTCGGCCATACTTTAGTAATATCTAGCGACCATTTTAACAAATCATCTTTGTATTTTCCTGTTACTATTTGGCCAGAACCTTTTTTTGCCGGAGAAAGTTTTTGACATGGAGGGGATGCCCAAACAGCCGTAAAATCCGACAAATCAACATCTCTAACATCTGCCATAACAGAATTTCCGCTACCAACATGAGTCGAAAGCCAATGCGCGACAGGATTTAATTCAAATCCCACACACTCCCATCCAGATTGCTCTAAACCAAGCCTAGCAAACCCAGCACCATCAAATAGAACTGCTGCTTTTGGCTTTCGATTGACTTGTTCGTTCATGTATTTTCTCCAATTTTCCATAATCAACTTCATTCCAACAAACCTTTTTTGTTTTTATATAATTATTAGTTCGAAAACGATAATTTTTACCTTTTTAGATAAAAAAAAGAGAGAGGTTTTGACACCTCTCTCCATAAAATTGATAACCAAACTATATTTTGATTTAGTTACCAGACTCGCCAAGCAATCCTCGTACAATTACCAAACCATACATATCTGGTTTGACCATTTTTTTCGCATAGCGAGTACGAACGATTTTACGAGGCGTAAAGTCTTCGGTTCCAAGAATCGTGGGAGATACTTGCAGTGGAACATAGGGAGCATAAACATATCCGCTTTCGAGGAAAGAACTACCTTTTCGTCCTACAAGAATCAAATTGCGAGGAAAATATGGGTCAACATATACATCCCACTTCTTAGAAATAGAACCAACTTTTTCACAACCTACAGTTCCAGTGTTGACATCAGAAGTCACAGTGGAAGATTTAAATCCATTGGTTTGTTCTACAATCGCAGCAACTTCAGGGCCACAGACAAAGAAGTTTGCACCTCCACGCAGAGTCTTACGGTGCATTAAAGCACTCAGGTCTTGAATTGTGTGGAGCAGAGTTTCATTCCACTCAGAAACGTTTCCAGTGAAATCTGGAGCCTTCGAACTTGCTCCGATTTCCAGACCAGTTTCGCGATGCAAGAACATACCAGGAGAACGAGACCAGTAATATTTACCACAAGTTGCTCCATTAATAAGGTCAACAATGATTTCTCGGTCGATTTCCAAAGCGATTTCTTCAGACAGAATCTGAGTTAATTCAACTTCAGCATCAAGGTTGTGATAAGCACTCAAGTCTTCACCCAATTCTGGGGTCCACTTTGCTTTGAGTTTTTTGCCAATTGCAGTAACTGCAATCGAATCGATATTTAAGTCGATTTCGGGAATGTCGGGTTCGTTTTCCAAACCCCAAACATCTTGACCTTGAATAGAGCCGAGCGCACCACCATTCTGGAAATTGTCAACAATCGGAAAAGTAAACTCAAGTTTCGGACCAGTTGTTCCTGAAAGTTGAACAGGGGTTCGAGACCCATCCCAAGACACATTGAAAAGCAACAATTCGGTCTTTCCAGATCCAGAATATTGAGTCAATCGTCTTGCTTGCACATCGTTAGCAGCGAACAAACCATGCCCATCAGAACTTGACACATGAATGGAAACAAGGTTTTCGTCGTTAAAGTAAGCACCAGCAGAAGTGTCATCCAAATCACTTAAAGTAATTTTAGTAACAGCAACATTTGTAGTTCCCGAAACAAATTCAGGGTCAAAACGACAAAGTTTCATCAATTCTTCTTCTAATACAGCATTTCGTGTGACTGTACCTGGGGTGTTTACTACACCACCGTATGTTCCAGAAAGAACTGTGGTAGTGTTTACTTCTTTCGAGCCAGTAGGAGAAGAGTACCCTTGGTTTAAACTGAAAAAGCCAAGTTCTCCATTTTGTTCGGTAAGTAAAGCACCTCCAGTAATTTCTGAACCAAGTCGTCCTTGCCCGTATACAGACTGATTAAGGTCTGAATATAGACGCTGATAATCTTCCCCGTATCCAGCAGGACGAGATAGTTTAAAATCCAAGAAGAAAATCAATCCAGAAGGAAGAGACATGGGTTGTACAGAGACTAAGTTGTTTGCAATTAGATCTCCAAAGACTCTTCGAACGAGAGGGAACGCTACAGAAGCAAAACCTTCTACGTCACCTCCCCCTGCTCTAGCCATAACCGATGCTTCTTTCAAAAGTTGCTTTGCTTGGTTTTCAAGCAAGACGGCCATGTTTTGTCGCGATGTTTCAGTATCCAAACCTTCTAAAAGTCCGGTATTTTCCCACTTATTCAAGAGGGCAGCACTTTCTTTAAGCTTTTCGTTTTCGCGACGAGTAATGTTTTTTGTTAATGAACCTAAAATACTCATAACGTTTTTTCCTATGTTTTAGTTATTCCAGCAATTTTTTTCCATCGAGCAGTTTGTTGTTCTTCAATTATGCTGGGTTTTGGTTTTTCTTTGGAATTTTGAGTTAAAGAGTTATTTTTTCGTACAGTTGCTTCTCTCAGTGATTTTGGTGCTTTCTTTTGTTTGACAACACCCACTGCCGAGTTTAACGTTTCAAAAATAACTTTTGCCTCTTCAACAGTTTTTGCTTCGCTTATCTTTTGCTTGAAAAGATTTTTCTGTCGCTCATTCAAAGAGTCATTCCGTAATGCTCGATTTATATGCAACAATTTTGCATTTAAAAGATTTGTTGTGTTAATATGTTCTTTCAATAAATTTGTTATATTCAACAATTCATCGTATTTTTTATTTAATTCTTTATTTTCGCGAACTTTCATAAAATACTTTTGTTTGAGTTCTTCATCTTCTTCTTTATTTACATTTTCTTTTGCTTTGGATACATTAAGAAAATCTTGAGTCAATCCTTTGTTCAAAGATGGTTGCGCTTGATGGCCATGTCCGACTTCTAAATCATAATCTAGGACATCAAAATCTTCACTTTCAAACAAATCGTTTGCTTCTTCAATTGGAACACAATTAGGGACTTTTTTCCCATTTTTTGTTTTCATGCCAACTTGTTCGTATCCTTTCCAACAAGGCTTTTTTTCATTTAAGAAGCCATCTTCATTTAATTCATAATCTTCCTCTTCTTCGGGAGATTCCTCAACAAAAGAGACAGGAACGTTTTCCTTGCTCGTCTTTTGTTGATTTTTTTTGTTTCTAACTGTGGCTATTTCAGATTCTAATTGTTCGAAGTTAATTTCAATTTCTTCTTCTTCGTCATCACCTTCTAAAGAAAAATCACCAGACATTGGAATGTCTTCGAAGTCACTCGACAAATCAATAATTTGTTCATCATCAGAAATATCATCTTCTTCTTCTGGACCTAAGTCTGGCATCCCCCCAAACATACCCCCTTCATCTCCAGCATCTAACATTTCACTGCCTTCGTTGTCGAAGTCAGGCATTTTATCATCATCGGACAAAGGTGGAGATAGGTTGTCCTCTTCTTCGCTCATCATCTTTTCAAAAATTTTCTGATAATCTTCTGCGTGTCTTTCCAAAGTTTTTTCTTCTGCTAGTTTGGAAATTGCAGATTTCAATTCTTTAGCGTCAATTATTGATTGTTCAAGCATATTACTCATTTTTTAAGAAAATCCCACTTTTTATGATAAATAGGTTAAGTTTTCATTTTGTTCGTTTTTGCAAATGAAAAAATAAAATAGTCTTAACCACTAATCCCAACAGATGAAGATATATCCCACATTCTGTTAGGAGAAATGTTGGTCAATTCAGCCAACAATTGAAAGCCAGTGTTGCCATTATTCGCAATCAACCAAACTTCTTTACACTTTACATCGTAAGTTAAACTATCTCCTGATGCTATTACAAAAGTATGTTTATTAGAACGCACTGTCGGGTCAACAGGGGAAGCAAAGGCTAGTTCTACCGCATCTGAACCTGTGACGTTTATTGTTATGCTTTTTGTAATGCTAGGGAATTGTATATTGATGTTTGAAGGGCTTGCTCCTAAATCTGAGCCTGTTATAAATGGTATACCTGAAACTTGATACGCACCAACATGGCCAATTCCTGTTTCATATTTGTTGTTCATTTTTCTTTCCTTTTTAATTTGTCGTCCAGCATGTAATATCAGCGTGTTGAACAGTTACATTTGTTGAGTCAGAAATATTTCTGACTCTCATCTCCATCAAATCATCTTTGTTTATTTTAAAAACATAAATGTGGCTTGAAGCTATAGGTATTGTTTTGTAATTAAAAGAAAAAACTGAAAGAGGTTGCAAGACATTGTTTAAAAAAATACCAAATTCAAAATCTACGTTGTTAGTTGCTGCTAAGATTTGTGCATCTAAATAACAAACCACAGTCTTCTGAGTGTTATAAGTGTATTTTAAACTTTTGTTGTCACTGTGCAGTTCAAACCCATAATTACTTGAGTTTCCATCCCAATTTGAAACATTTATTACTGTCCATTCGTTAAGGTTGGATATTGATGTAACATCAGTATTGTTGGAAAAGTTAATTTCTCCAACTTGTCTATTATTAGATGGAATGTGTATTGTCATTTTTTTTCAAACGGTCTAACTATAGACCAATACCTCTTTAGTCCATTGTTGTTGCTTTTGTTTTTATACCAATAGTCGTAACCTGCACCATTAGCACTAGGAGATGCTGCCCAAGTATTTAAAGCGTCAACATTATTAATTTTTATATGAGGTTCTTCGGCAACTATAAACCAATGATGGGGTAAGTTGTCGCCATAACCTATGACGCCGACATCCCCACCTTGTGCATCGTTAGGGTTTGTAATTATATTGTTTGCCCAACCTAAATTTATAAAAGCATCGCAAAGGCCATTTTTTTCTTGTAAGGATTCTTTTTTTAAGTTTTCTATTTGTGTATTTGTTATCTTGTCTTCTAATTTTAGTAACTTTAGAGCATGTATGATGCACCAAAGGCTTGTCCCTAAGCAAGCGACTGGAATTTTCTCGTCTTTCTTTAAGGGAGAACCTTCATGTGGGGCAGCAGGATAACACCACAGAACTCTCTTTCCATTCCATTTTGTGTCTGTGGCTTGGTTTTCTTTTACTTCTTTGTGTAATTCTTTTATAGGAGGGGGGCATCCGTGGTCTAATTCAAGAGAGTCAGTGGAATACTTTAGTTTATCTTTGAAGTGTTCCTCACAATACATTTGAACTTTTACCAATGCAACTCTCCAATCATCACTTGTTGTCATTTTTTTTCTTTTTTTCCAAGAAGATTGTGCGTTTTTTTTCCATTCTTTTTTTGTCAGATTTTTTTACAAAATACATTTTTTCTTTATATTTTTCCAAACATCCACTTTTGTAAACTTTCTTTTTAAATCGTCGTATAAGACTTTCAGATGTTTCATTTGTTTTCAATTGAACTTCTGCGTTGTTACTGTTTATTAACATTTTTTTTCCTTTTTAATTTTTAAAAAACATGCTTATATCTACACCTGAATCATTAAAATCTAAACCGGGGAATCTTTTTGAAGCAGATACTCCGCTTGTGTCAGATAGAGACTCGTTAATTTCTTTCGATGGGGTTACACCGTCAAACACGTCAACACCGTTGTACATATCTTTGCTTAAATTAGATAAGTTTTTGACTTTTTTGTTTGGTATTTGACTTATTTTTTTACTTTTGTTTTCGGATATAACTTCTACATTATTAATTGCTAAAATTGTTTCAGAAATAACATTTGAAAGTAAATTTTCTTCCATTATCATTTCTTTTATACATTCTTTAATGAGAGGTTTTACTAATTTTACAAAATCTTTTTTTTTCATTTTTTTACCTTTGAAGGGTTATTTCAAAATATCAATCAAAGCAAGTTGATATTTTTCTTTATAGGACAGTTTTCTGTTGCTGTATGGAATCTTACATTCTTTCATTAAAAACGCATCTCTAGTAGAAGGTTCTTGAACGATGTCAAAACAAACTAATTGGAAGTCTTCTTCCACAATAATACCCTCTTTTGTTTCTTTGACTGAACCTAAACCTCTAGAGGAAATTCCAAATTTTATATTATCTTTTATAAGACCTTCTAAAATCTGTCCAGATGGGTGATGTTTGAGGATTCTTAATTTCCCCTTCAAATCTTTTCCTTCCCACCACAAGTCTTCAACAATGTGACAAACATTTTTTAGATCGATTTCTGCTGAGTCTGGATGGTTTAACTCGCCCACTGCTCTATTTTCTTCTATGACTTTTCTATAATTTTCAACTTCTCTCTTGAGAATGGATTCACTGTATACCCTTCCATTTCCATTTTTTTCATCTGCTCTTTGGACAGTTCCAGTCAAATAGATGATTCCTTCGTTTTTTATTCTATATTTTTCTGATTCTGTCAAATAATCTTGACAGATTCCGCTAGGGCATAAATTATAGAATTCTCTCAATAATACTTTCTTATTCAATTTATATTACCTTTTGATATTGTTTGCATAAAAAAACCAAGTATTTTATAGTAAATACTTGGCAGGATTCATTTAGGTTGTTTTTTATCGAGGTTTTCTACCTCGACATTCAGCAACCTTCTTTGCAACGACGAATCGTTGGCATCATGAATTTCTTTGAAATTCTCATTATCACCTCCTTATTGGGTAAGATTCAGATTTAAACCACAATCTGTGAACAACTTATCTAGTATATAATTGACGCCAGAACTTAAGAATCCTAAACACAGTCCTGTAACCCAACTTCCATCGAAGTTAAACAAAATTGTTTTACCGCTGATGGACCATATTAGTAAGCCTGTCCAAAAACCCATACACATACTACATTTAAATAGATACCATTTTGGTCGAAAAATCTTTAAAATTTCTGAATACAACAATATTTGCGTCAAGCCAAATGAAACTAATGAAAAAATCGCAATTTGAGACATTTTAACACCTTTTTTTTGTTTAGCCGAAGTTCTATTCGAAAAGTAAATAAACTCGCGCTAGGACAACTCCCAGGCCACCCTATGCTATTCGTACATGTAACCAAATGTTGAACCAAATGCATATGGCCTGCCAGATCGAGGAATGACCCCTTTGTACTCTTCGTGAGGCACATCGCCTAAATCTGTAGATTCACTTTCTTCTGGATTGTACATGCTTCTGTCAACCATGTCTTTGTATTCTTTTTCTTTTTTAAAATAATTATCTTCTTTTTCTAAGAATTTGCCGATATTTGCTATAATCATATCAAATTGGTTAATTTTTTCTTCTGGCTCAACAATTTTTCCTTCAATAGAATAATATACTGAACCTCCTGTAACACTTTCAGGTACTATCAGCCCTGTTTTAACCAAGAAGTCAAAAAATAAATCTTGAGAGCCATAAACAAAATCAGACATTTCATCTTTTGGGAAAGTGATGATTTTTTGTAATTTTGGAATAATAACAATATCGATGTCTGGATGGTCTGTTATCATAATTCTTCCATCGATAGTCCGACTGATTTTTAATTTATACGATGGTAGTTTTACTTTGTTAATTTTTATCTTCATGCTCTTTATACTCAAAATTTTCTTGTGTTTCTTTGATAATATTAGCCAGATTATAAAATTTCATAATTGTTGTAATTAAATTTTCATCAATCTTTTGTTTATGCATTTCTTGCAACATTTTATAAGCACTGTTTGTCTGTTTTTTGATTGTGTCGTCTGAACACAATTCTTTGTCTTCTAAAACATTCAACAATTCCTTTTTCAGAGTATCAATTTCTTCATTTAGAAAACTCTTTAGGGAGAGAGAATTGTCGGAAAAAGAAAATATATATTCTTTTATTAATTTTTTTTGATTCTCCAGAAGAGTGTTGGAGTATGTCTGGTTATATTTTTGTAAAAATTTTCCGACAACAACTCCATCTATTTTGTTTTCAAAGTTATTAGAAGTTTCTTTTTGTTTCATCTCTTCTATAATTTTTGTTTCTAATATAACATTGTTTTTTATACTACCTGTCTTATTGAAAATTTGATATATCGACGCAATATTTTTATAGTTCGGTACAAACTTTGAATACACTTGTTTGCCTATTTTTTTGTTAATAAAATTTAACAAATCTGTTTTTTCTTTGAAAAGTTTCTTATGGTCTAAGTAAGAATATTGTTGCTTGACTTCGTTAAGAATGCCTTGGCAAATTTTTTCAGGCTCACCTTGCACATTCAATATTTGCTTATATAGTCTATATTCCTTGTGAAGTTCTCTTTTTTTATTGAAAAAATTCATTATGCAAGAAGTGATTTCTTTCTTTCTTTCTTTTTCTTTAGTTTCAACAAACTCTCTCACTAAAATATTAAACAGAAAGACTGGATTTCTTTTTTTGTTATGTTTAGTCATCTTTTTTTGCCTTAAATTTTTTATCCAACTTTTCAACTATTTCGTACAATCCATTGTTTATGTCTGCTATTTGCTTTTCTTCTTTTGAAAAATCTTCCATTATGCCCTTGCTAAAAGAACCTAATTCACTCCTCCCAGGTATTGATGGATGATTCTTTTTTTTGTTTTTATCAGGGTCTCTTTGTGAACCTACAGGTCTTATAGAGTCAATTTTTGCCATAGATTTAAGATTTTGTTGTATTCCTGACCTCTTTTCAGATTCTTTTTTCGGCGTATACAACTTGCCTTTTGATTTTGTTGTCGTTGTTTGTCCATCCTTATATGTCATTTTAAAGCCTGCTTTGTTGACATTTACTTTGTGGGGTTCATCTCTCTTGGCTGGCTCTTCAGGAGAAGCCAAGAGAGTGTCGTCAACATCATCTCCTACACCTCCTTCGAAACCTCCCCCAAAGGCTGATTCCAAATCAGAACCCGGAGGCGACACTGTTATTTGTTCTTCCCCAAAACCTGGACTCAATGGCCCGCCTGCTTCAGAACCAAACATTCCTCCACCACCTGTCATACTCTCTTGCTCTAGAGCCTGTGCGATCTTATCTATCTCTAGTTCGTATTTTTTGTCATTAATGATTTCTCTTTGGTTGCGAATAAACTCTTCTTCGCTAAGTCCAAAAAAGTTAACAGCAACCCATCTTTTTGAAAAATAACCTTCGGTCGCAGCAGAAGCGACATCGAATTTAGTTCTCCAATGCTCTAATTCTTGTATTGCTGCTAATTTTGATGGATTAGCAAGGCTCAATTTGAAAGATATTAAGTCATCTTTTCTAAAGCCTAATGTATAAAGATGAATAATTCCCATCTTTTCTAACTCATTTACTACAGAACGCTGTATCATTTGGATTGTTTTTGAAAATAAAATGTCTTTTTGTGCCAGCGATGTTTTATCTTCAACTGCACCACCTTCCGGTATGATATAAGAAGCAGGAATTTTAATCGCTGCCATCATTTCATCTCTTAAAAACTTAACATCGTCTACATCCCCGGTGTATTGACCCCCAGCCAAACTATCAATCCTTGTGTTACTTTGTCCACGAACTGGAATTATGTAGTCATCTTCAACACTAAGAGGATTATAACGCAAATCAACTTGCCCAGAATCAGGGTCTACGATTTTACTACCTTTTAGTTCTTTTTGAAACTGCAAAACATACTGTTCGACTTCTTCGGGTGGGATATTACCAACATCTAGATAAAAAACTCTTCTCTCAGGGCTTCTAACGATTCTATAACTCATCATAGCGTTTTTTAAAAGGTCGTATTGTCGGAATATTCTTCGAGCAGGCTCGAAAACACTTTGGCCATAAGGGGCAAATCTATCGTCACCTAAAATTCTAAAATGACAAATTTGCCAATCTTCTAAGGTTAAACCTCCTGAATTCCATTGAAACTGAACATAATGTGGGTTGTCTTTGTCTTCACCTTCTAGTCTTTCCACTTCTCTTGAAGGCAAGCCAATGACGTGGGTGATTCCTCTATCTTCATCAATGTCTAAATAAAGAAAGAAATCTCCATATTTGCACATCGTTCTTGTCCAATGAAAGAGATTTGCTTCTATATTTAATACATTGTAATAAAATTCATCTAGAATTGATTTAATTTCTTGATTTCTGCAATCAATCTTCAGCATTTTCTCTAGTTCATTGCAGGATGTTATCTCCGTAGCATAGATGTCCAAAGCACTGCCAAGAATTGGCTCATATATCATCATGTCAAAATCAGCATATCTTTCCGCTCTCTGTTGTTCGTACACAAGTTTCGCTGATTGGTGCAACCACATATCTTTTTGAATCTTTTTAAATGGTGCGCCAGAAGCAGACTTAAAATCGTACTTCTGCATGTCAATTCTACGCTCTCTTCGATAAAATTGACGCCTTCTTTTGGTGATTGGACCGGAAAAAAGTCTAGTCAAAGCACGATAGAGAATGTTCTCTTGATTTCTTGTATTTTCGCCTTTTCTCTTATTAAACATTTTTAACCCACTATAATCCAAGGTTTATGGATATTACGTTTTTTTTGCATATTTATTCTCTCTTCTAAATATCTGCCAGTCTTATGTATGTCATGCATGTTAGACAAATTTGTATTAAAATTCTTTCTGGAAACTAAAATATTACTTAACAATGCTCTGTTTACTTCGACTTCTTTTTGTCCTTTAATTAGTGCTGTATCTCTCACCCAACAAGCTATTGCACAAGATAAAATTAGGTCGTCGTTGGAACCTTTTTGTGCCTCTGGCTTTCCATTTCTCCATATAAAAGTCTTTAATTCATCGACAAACCTAGAAGAAGGAGA